CCATGTATGATCCACACTTGGAGCGCCCTTCACAGTGAAAGTCGCCTGACGACCGTATCCAACTATGGTGTCATAGACATCTGCTGCCAGTGCTGCTTCGTCTAAATCGCGACTCATCCTCTGATGACCTCCGCATTAGCACCGCGACCGTGAATATACCCGGCCAAGATCGCATCGACTTTCGAAGCAACCTCTGTTCCAGAATTTCCACCCAGGTATTCCGTATCGATCTCAATAACATCGATTTTGATCTTCTTCCGTTTGAGCGCACCTGGATTGTCAAGATCTGGGAAGGAACTACCGTTTTCGGCGGCATACGTTGCGACCTCGACAGTCGCCTGTTCTAGAGGTTCCGGAATCTCATCAGATGGAACCACCCAACCGTCAGTATCAATGACATCTGCGCGTGGCCAGGCGAGTGCTTGATCAGCGGATCCCTTATATCCCTTCCAGGCGCCGTTGTATTTTGTATCCAGATACCGAGTCCCCGAATTGAGAGCGACCTTTTTCTGATCATCGGTATAACCTGATGGCCATGCCAAACCATAATCCTCGATGATCTGATCCGCATCAGCAACAGACAAATAGCTGGTGGCGTCTGAAAGCCCGGCGCCTGTTTCAACAATAAAAGTCACAGCCATAGGTTACTCCTTCGGCTTATCTGATTTCAGTTTCTTTTTCTCTTCTTTTTTCGGCTTCGATTCTTTTTCTGCGTTTGCTTTCTGGATTCTGATCTCTGTGCCGTCAAGGTTTTTATATCCTCTGGATTTGTAATTCCCCAGATCCTTTACCCGAACAACTTCAGACCCGGCTGGTCCCATTAGTTCTATAGTTTCCATCTGTCCATTCTCCTTAAAAAATGATGATGCGAGCGCCCGTTGCTTTCCACACTTCAGACAACCTCGCATCACCGGGGTCATTTGTTATTCGATCGCTTCCAGGATCGCTGCCTTTTTCTCAGGGATAGTTAATCCCTCTTCAATTTCAAGACCATTCTCCTCGATAAGCGCATCCAACTCTGCATGAGATTTGCAAGCGTTCACCATTGCAACCGAATCGTTTTCGTCGTCGTCGTCTGCAGCTGCGGGCTCTGGCGTGGGACCGTCGGCCACCTTCCAACCTTTCTTCGCCCAAGCTGCCACGTCGGTCGTGTTCACGATGAGCGATTTCTTGCCATTTTTAATCCGGCAAGTGGGAAGTACTGAAGCTGGCCCTTTCGCAAAGCTCATAAAACATGCTGCGAAGATAAGCAGTAATACAAAAATAACATTCATCCGTCTGCTCCTTATAAAAAGAGTAGTGAGGGAACAAAAGCGTCCCCTCACTTAAGCGTTACTCTAGTCCTGGACGGCTCTACAAGCCAAGTTACCGTCGAGGGTCTTTACCCCAAACAGGACGTCAAGGACAACAACAACCTTTGAGTTGTCACCGTCATAATACAGCCTAGCACGAATAGCCAAATTCGTTACAGGATCTTGTACTGAAAACACCCTCGCTCCAAGCTCATTCGGAAGCTCGAAAGGCAGCTGCCCGAAAGCAATTGCGAAAGCATTTCGATGGAAAGCCATATTCTGAACACCGCCCAGAATGCTTCCAGTTACAACCACATCGTCCACAACCGCTGCGGCCAGGGGTGGTGTAAAGGAAACATCGCCTTCGGCACCCGTAAAGGTGACGTTGGCTGTAACAGCGTAACGCTGGGTATTTCCTGCGATGACGAAAGTATCACCGATTACCCAGGTTCCACCATCTGTTACGCCATCGATATGGATTGTACTCACGCCCTTAGCATAGCCAGCCAGGTTATCGATGGCGCCAACTGCGTCCGCACATACTCCGCCGGTATGAGTCGGGACGTTCTGGTTTGCGAAGAAGTTCAAGCCGAACCGCATGCCCATGGCACCGGAGACCTGAGTCCTCACACCTTCCTGACCAGCACCCTGCCACTGGCCGAACGCTGCGTTCCCCAGGAGTCCAGCTTCCATTGAGCCATCAACCATAAAGAACATGCGCTCCATCTGCTTCAGGGGTACTGCATTATCAAACAGTACCTGACGAGGCCCGGTGACATCGGTCACAACCGAACCAGGAGTGGCGTTCAGATCATAGAACCAAGGCACCTGCAGGTACAACTGCACGAGCTGCTGGTCAATGTAATCCGCAAGCGCATATGCCGCCGGGGCAATATGGTCTGCGATCACATTCTCTTCGCTTTCAGCGAGCTCTTTGTCGGTAAGCTCGAAGCGAACTTCTCTCCAATTGTCCAGCGTCATCTGGACAGATTTGGTTTCAATATCCTGAGAACTTCCAGGAGCCGACGCCGTGGTAAAAGTCGACGGGCTTTTTATATTGATCTTGTCACCCTTCCCAAAGGTCTTCCGCTCGGCGTCATATCCCATATGGATAGCGTTCGCCATACCGAGTGCTTTGTAAAGATGAATGAGCGCTTCCTGCGCATAAAATTCAGGGACATAATATCCTAATACGTTTGTGACCATTGTGATCTCCTAAAATGCGGGCATTTAGCCCTCTTCCATAACTAACTTAAGCCCCTCTTTAGAGGCACGTTCTTTGGCGGCCCGATACTTCATCGGATCTCGCGCATCCTCTTTGCTCAAAACAAGCTGTCCGCCTTCGCTCGTTCCGGCAATATTTTCTTTGCCGGCACCGCCACCGCCGGTACTCCCAGCGCCTTTGAATGCGAATGCGAAATCTTTCTTGAACCCACTCACTAGAGCCGCGATGGTTATTGGCTTCGCTTCACCGTCAACTGCAGGCTCTCCCTGCTCAGTGAGAACTTGGATCCCGAAATCGTCGCCCGATTCTATAACCTTGACACGATTTCGAACATGCGGCAGAAGGTTTTTGACGTTACCCTTCGCTTCGTTGATCGCCCGGATGGCTTCATTGTCGATAAGCAGTGTCCGCAATTTTCCCATCAGCTTCTCGCTTTTGGCATTGGATGCAGCCAACGTCTCGTTGTGCTGCTCCACTAATTGCTTCGCCTGAGCATCGAGCTGTCTCTTAGTCTCGGCTGCCACATCGACGTTACCCTTGTTGATCTCATCCAAACGCCCCAGAGCATCAAGTGCTGCATCAAGATCCTTCCCATCATACTTCTCGTATGCTTTGGCAATCTTAACCGCATCCTCTTTAGCCTTCCGTTCAGAGTTCAACGCATTCTTCAAAGCTCCGGTATCGGCAATCTCCACATTGCCCACCGCTGTCCCGTTCAAGAAATACCGTCCGTTATCCTCTCGATAAGCATCCGCATATTTCTCCGGCACATCTTCCTTTTTCTCAATCACTGTTAACAGTTCGTCGACCATCTCGGTCTCCTTTAAAAAAAACGGTCTATATTCGAAGTCTCTTCGACGGCGCGCCTCTCGCACTGCCTGGACACGTTTATCTCTTTACAAATCAGCTGTGATGCCCTGGGAAAACCGCGAAGAAAACCCAGAGCATCACTTTCGGCAAAGAAGAAAACAGCTGATTCGTTATTCATACCTAAACACCAATCGGATTACCGGCACGGTTCAATCCGAAATCTTCTAACGGTATCGTGCCACCTGCATTATCAACAAAGCCAGATATATCTGACACATTGCCGTCACGCCACATTCCTGCCCGGACAGGCCCGAGTAATTTATCCTGCACTCCTGGAGGCTGAGTCTTAAGCCATTCGTCAAAGCTCTCCGGTACTGGCGGCTTGCCATCCAGTTTATCATCCCGATCGATTCCAAGCTCGCGCCATGACTTCAGTACCGGGACCGTCGTTGATCTGCATTGATAATGCTGAGGCGGCCTCTCGCCTTCACCGATTGGAAATACCTTTCCGTGAAGCTCCATGCATATGAAGGTCGTCCTGTCATCCAGGGTGGCCACGTATTCAACTGCCGAAATTACATCCGAATTGGCCTCATACACAGCCTCACGCGTCCTGTTCAATACCATATTCGATGCAGTCCGAACAACAGCCTTTGCATTGTTAATCGCTTTGTTAACCCCACCTGTCGTAAAAGCATCATAATTCTTTTCAAGTAAATCAGCCGCCATACGCGGTATTGACTTGCCTTCGACCATACCGACCCGAAGCGCCTGATATAATTCGTCTTGAACCGTTGTTCCCAACTGCGAAAACCAATCCGTCATGAGTTTCCCATTAAACGGTTTTTCCATAACCAATGACATAAGAAGATCCGGCCCAGGGACTATAAAGTTAATCGAAGAAGGTGTGACCGCATCCAGCTGTTCCAGTGTAACACCAGCTTCAGTCGCCATTGAGTCACGGAGCCTGCTGTTAATCGTGGCTGATATGCGTCCCCAATCCATACCGTTCTCGATCGCATTCTTGAGCTGGATCATCCGGAAGTCGTTTGCACTAAGCGAATTGAACGGCAAGCCCTGAAGCTGTTTAGCAATATCCGGCAGCACCTCATTAACCATCATTTGCACGATCTCTTCGGCAATATCATCTGCGATACCCTTATGCGCCAAAGCCCTGAAAAGGCTGGCCTCTAATAATTCTTCGTTAGCTGTTATCATTTATAACTCCGCACCCACTTTTGTTGCATCACCGATCGCTGCTGCGCCCAAGGCTCCGGTCGCTGGTGCAGCACCTGGATTGTTCTCACCGAACAACCCGACTCCATTTCCACGATCTATAATAGCACGAGAAGCAATTTCCGTGGCCTCACCATCTGCGATACGACCATACCTCTGCATCTCTTTAATAAAATCAACTAAGGATAAATCACCGTTTTTCCGCATCTCTATAACGTCCTTGACCTCCTGGGCAGTCTTTGTTGCAAACACAAAATCCTGATTGATCTTGTATTCGATATCTTCCAGTGGTATATCAAAGTCCATCCATTTCAGGTTCATCTGAATGATCTGACGCATAGCTATATTAGCCGCATCAATCCAACTCTCTACATGTGATCGGCTCTTATCCTCGTTTGCATTGATCCCTGCTGCCTTCACGTTGGCCAAGCGTTGTATCATCGGATCCATGCCCTGTATTTCCAAGCGCTCCATGATGTCACGGATGTCCTTCCAACCGTTCTCTGCAGGAGCGCCATTCGTTTCAACTCGCTTAAGATCCGATTCCGGGTTCTCTGTCAGGATCGCGTTCGTTGGTGAAACAACAAGGCCGGTTTTTACCTGTTCATCTGAAAAGCCATTCCCAAAAATTATACCAAGGCGGTCGAACCGCAGGATGTTCTTCTGATCGCTTGCTGACTGATAGAGCTCCAAGTTTGTCCAAGCCATATTCAGGAACGGTGGTAATGAAACCATTAGCCCTTTCTTATTTGTATATGCCGTAACGATCGGCATGAAGTCAGGCTTCTCGCCAGCTATAAGAATATCACCACTCCCGACAAACACCCAATCTATCGATGCATTTGTCTTGTTCGAACCGACTCTCCTCTTCGCGCGCCGGTAAAGGCTCCACTTGTCTTTGTCAATCACACGGATCTGATCATAAACAGTCTGTTCCCAGTCCGCACCCTCTTCGATATAAGATTCCTTCACCCGTATCTGCTCAAGTGTCTCGGCGCCATTATTTTGTTCTTCTGTTTTCCAGCCGATTACTTTTGGGGTATTCAAAACTCGATTGATCGGCCAAAGCCTCTGATCCCGCTCATCACCTTCAGTTGTTTCTTCTGGATCATCCACTTCCGGGTAATCAACATACGCTGACGACACTCCCCAACGCACCAGCATCCGGAAATATTCCTTCGCGAAATCCTGATGATGTAATCCTTCTCCGTCCATGTCATCCATTACAGGCTTCATGGCTTCTTTTGCTTCTGCGTTTTTTATATCCCACATTGCAGGCCGACTGAATGGACGCGCAACGTATTTCTCAATTGTATTATCATATGCATTATGAAGAAACGATCGTTCAAGACGAACTTTGTAATTTTTGTTCTTTTCACCGGGTTCCTGTGGAAGGTACGTTTTCCCGGCAGCCCGCATCGCTGGCGTCCCACCCAAGAGCGCCATGCAAAGATCCCAGCTTCCTTTTGTCGCCATCGCTGTATACTGGATGCTCGGTGTATCAACAGCCATTTATAGTCTCCATTTAAATTGCCTGATTCTTCATAACATATCCACCATCGACCGGATGCCTCTTTACAACATAGTATCCCAAGGCATCGGTATGATGTGTTCTGCTTTTATCATTTTGCTTATCGATCTTACCGGCTCCGCCTTCAAGAACGATTACTTCATCCAAGTCTGTCGCAACATCCGGAGCAGTCGATGGATCCACCAATAACCGAACAATTTCATTTACGCTCTCCAAACGGCTGTTCATAGCGTTGACCCTAGCACGCTCCGGAGGATTGCTCTTCGATACTCGGAAATGAAGCCGCCCTTTGAATGTCTGGTTGAGCTCCTGCTTGATCAGTTCCCAGTCAGACCCTCTTACTTTTGCAGAT